CCGCTTTGTCTGGCGACGTTAGCGACCTGGACATTTTCAGCATGATCATCATGTTCGCGACGTCCATCGGTGACACTGCCACGTTCAGGTACGCCTGCCACATGCGCGCTATGCTCTCAAAGCTGTCTTTCGCATCGCCATAATCTTCGTGCCTATCGCCGCTAATGATACGCGCAGCCTCTGTTAATACTTCATCACGGTTCATCGCTCACCTCCTAAAACGGTATGTCGTCACCGCCGAGATCCCAATTGATCCGACTGTCTCCGTCACGCATCACCCGCGTGACCTTTGCATCTGGGAACGCGCTGTACGCTTCGTTCAACATCTTCTCAGTCCAATCGAAACGCAGCAACCTTGCGGCGTCCTCAAAACTATACACTGTCCACGTCGGATGTTTCTTACGCAGCTCCGCCCACCCGTGCATCGCAAAGCATGTTATCCCGCCGTCGATCTCCACGCAATACGCGTGCGGCGGCAGCGGCTTGTGCCCCGCAGCCTCTGCGGACTGCTCCAGCACGTCCCAGGCGCGCATAAGCTGCGCGGCAACCTTATTCACGCCCACGACGTCGTTAGCCTCTACCAGCTCCTTCAGCCGCTCATACGCAGCCTCAAACCGTCCTGCAAGCTCAGGCGCTACCAAGCTGGGAAGCGTATCGCCCCACTTCGCTGTCTTTTCCCGCGCTATCTTATCCAACGGCGCCAACTGTCCCCACACGCCCGCGCTGATGACGAATGCCTCCTCACCAGGTTTCACATGACCAGCCGCATCTCTGCCGCGCTGCTTTGCGTTAGTTTTATTTACACGTTGCTTAGTCTGTCCCATTGCCAGCTCCCCTTTCGCTCCTACGATTTACCGCACCTTGCGTGCCGCACATTTTACCGAACCCCGAACCCCCGCCGCACCTTCGTATACATATACGAGGTGGTGCGGCGGTGGCATTTTACGGTGTTTCCTCCGCACCTTCGGCAGTCTTCCGCACCACGATTTCAAGGTGCGGCGGTGTATATACGGACGTGTATACATCAGTTCATGTACCCGTTGAAATCCGCGTACACCAGCGACCGCACGACCACTTCCATCAGCGCTATATCTTCCCGCGCTCCGTCGATGACGTCGACGCAGAACTGCTGATCCGCGACGTCTGTGCTTGCCATTGGCAGCTCATCGGCGTTCCAATTGATGAACGACATTTGCTCCTCCTCGTCCCACACGATCTGTGCCACGACGCGTTCGCTCATAGGTCCATCTCCAACTGGCGGATGCGGTACGCTAGTTCGCGCAACTGCTCATGCATCCCTTTGTCGATGAACCCACTGAATAGCGGCTTGCGATCCTTCGCCTGGTGCGCCTGCCCTGGGATCAGGGCAAACGTCTTTCCGTCGGGATCTATTTCGAACGTGACGTGCGCCACTTGATAGTGTTCGCGTGGCGCGTCTGGGTGCCGTGCTTTGGACATCGGTGTGTGTCTGCTCATGCGCCCAGCCCCCGCATTAGGTACGTGTCAAAGATTGCACGGAAATTGCACGGGTCGACCAGGACGGTGTCCTCCTGCCCGCCAAAATAGTGCAGCTCAATGACGCCCTCGCCCTCCTCGTTGCCGTGGTCGACGATGGTCCAGCCCTCAACTTGCGACAGGTCCACCTGGACCAGCTCTATCTGGCCGTGCCGCTCCGTAAACAGGTGTATCAGGTCGTGCTTGTTCATAGTCCCGCCTCTTCTCTCGTTATCCATGTTCCAACGACAACCACTGGCACGTCGCGCCCGTCGCGTTTGCTTGGCCAGGTTTCCGCGCGCAGCACGTCTGTCTCCAGCCATTTTTTGACGATTGCCTTGCAACGCGCTTTCTCGTGCGGCTTGTCTAAGTCCAAGTCTAACACAGTCGCGGCCGCATGTCCGACCCATTGCTTCGCCTGGATGTTTTGACGGAACGGCTCGTCCCGCACCGCCGCCGACCCGACCAGCTTCTGCACCTCTAGCGCGTCCCTAGCTTTTACCCCGTCAAATAAGTCGGGCAGCTTGAACGGTGTCGCGACCCCGACGTGTTCGCCATTGGGCAGCTTCACCCCGACCATGCGCCGATACAGTGCCTGCGCCGCGGGCGGTGCCAGGTTTGCCTTGCCATCGTCAACGCGGAATATGCCCAGGCTCTCTGCCTCGGTCACGCCCAGCTTCAACGCTTCGTCCTGGCTGACACGGTTTAGCACGCGCGCGGCACGGGCCGCACCGATTAGCGATCCAGCGCCACGCACGCTGTCCACGGTGGCGTCTTCGCCGTTCTGCTTTCGTATGTGGTGCGTCAGGCAGATCGCCGCGTCCGTTTCGTCCGCCACGCGTCGCACGACCGCGACGGCTGCGTTCATTGCGCTGTTGTCGTTTTCGTTTATTTCGTTGGCGCCGACCCACGGGTCGATCAGGACCAGCCCGATGTTGCACTCCTTAATTTTTTCGATCATGCGCTCCGCAATGTCGTCCATGACCTGGATGCCGTCGCGGCTTTGTTTCGTGAACATGATGTTGATGTCACGCCCCGCGTCCAGGAACACGCGACCGCGCACCTCTTCGGGTTTGACGTCATAGTGCATCATGACGCCCGCGAAACGGCGCTGCATCTCTTCCAGGGGATCCTCTAGGTTGATGATCCAGACGTTTGTCTGTTCCTTTACTGGCTCCTCTAGCAGCGGACGGTTGATCGCAACGCTGGCCGCCTCCACCATCTGCATTGATGACTTGCCCAGGCCGCCCATAGCGGCCACGACGCTGACGTATCCGCGGATGTAGTGCGTGCCATAGACCCAACGCCGCGGCGGTATTGTCGCGGGATCGATGGGGTCGTAGGGCGTCGGCCAGTTCAGTTCGCTGGCCAATTGTTCGCGCTTTTCTTCCTCAACCCGCTTTGCCATCGCCAGCGCTTCGCGCAGCTTTGTTTCGCCCGCCTCGCGCAGATAATCGTTGGCATCCTTCACGCTATCGACGCCCAGGGTATCGAACCGCACGACGCTGACGGCGATGCTGCCGTCGCCACGCAGGACGTCGGCGCATTTATCAACGTCAAGGTCGGGGTCAGCGCAAATCGTAATATCTGACGCCCGTGGGGCGTTGTATGTAGACATGCCCGCCTTGCCGAACGTACAGACGACGACCGCGTCGCCCTGGGACGCCTGGCGAACGCTCAGCGCGTCCTCTGGGCCCTCGGCAATAATGATCGGCTTCCCGCTTTGCGGATCGCCAATGTGCATTACATTCCCAGCCAATACCCCTCTAGAATACTTACTGATGCCATTATGTTCGCGCTTCTCACCTTCTGGCGTAAGCAATACAGCCTGAATTCCCTGCACATTGCCTTGCGGATCTGTCGCTGGGAAGATGATCGCGGGCCCGCCGTAAACGCTGGGGCTAAACTTTGCCACATCGACCGCTGAGCTGGCGCGCAGCCCGCGGCTGTTTAGATATAGCAGCGCTGGGCGTGTCGCGTCCTTGTTGTCGCGTGTGATCGGCACCGCGCGCTCCCACGCTTCGCTGGCCTTTGCAATTTTATCCTGGCGTGTCTCTTCATCACGGACCAGCATGTCCTGCGCCGCAAGCCGCCCGACCAGGCGGTCAAACTCCGACACAGTGTATGGCGTCGTTTCCGAATCCTTCAGCTCCTTGGGGTTTTCGCCCCCGCGCTTAAATCCAGACCCGATGGTCGCCTTAATCTCAATATCGTTTAGGCCGATTGTCTTTGCCGCCCCGTGCAGCTCCACAATCGCCGCGTCAATGTTCGCGGGTGACAAGTGCGCGTGCCGTCCTAACGTATACGCCGCCTTGTTCAGTGTTTCGTTTCTGCCGCCCTTCAACGTCGCCATTACCTCGCTGACAACGCTTTCCCTCACTTTGCTAAAATATGCGTCTGACATTTATTTTTCCCTGTGCGCCGATGCGGGGCGCGCGGACGCGCCCCACGTTATTACATTTTTAGAACCCGAAATTATCGTCCGCTGCGGGCGCCGCCGCAGGCGCGGGCGCGGGTTCAGGCGCAGGCGCTGCAGGCGCTTCGCTTGCCGCTGGCTTGTTGATCCACTTGCCGATGTTAAAACCGACGTCGTAGGACGTGCCCTTACCGATGACGACGGGCGTTGTCGCTGTCACCTGGACGACAGGGATCATTCCCTGGTTCCACTCTGGCATTTGCTCCGCCTTATTATACAGCTTCGCAATGAACTGCCCAAGGCCGTACGAATTACCGCTAAACGTCGCCTC